ATGTGCGTCCACACAGTTATAATGGTTATAAAACACCACATGAAGCGAGGATTGCAGCATAAATAAAGGACGATATTTTTTTAGCCACAAGTGTTACAAAAATGCTTGACCACAACAAGGACAGCAGGTCAGGTTGACAATGTAGATGTGACAATCTACGGAACCGGCATTGCAGTGGCAACCAAGACCGATTACGGTCCTCCTGCCGTAACTTCTGTAACCGCTTCCGAGATTACACTTCCTTCTTATGAGGGAATGGACGGAACCTTTGTACTTGAAGTACACAGTGAAGACTGAGGAGGGCATCTGAATGAAGTATCCACATATTGTAGTTAAAAATGGAAAATGGTATCCTGCCGGCACGGAAGTGCCGGAGGATATACCAACTGCAAAGACAGAGCATACAGATGAAGTGCCTGACGCAGAAAAGCCTAAGCGTGACAAAAAATCCAAGGAAGAGTAGGTGATTGAGGATGGAATCGTTATTGAGTGAAATTTTGGAAGATTTGACAACTGAATTAAATCTAACAGAGAAATCCGATATAGCGATTCTGTCCTCCAAGATTAAGAATGCAATCCGGGAGGTGCGCAATAAACGCAACTACCCGGAGTATTTCACCGAAAGCCAGATTGAAAAGGATTTGGGGAGACATTACTCCAACATCCGTGAACTTGCCTTGTATGATTATAACCAGTACGGCGTTGAGGGGCAGACTTCTCACAATGAGAATGGTACAAACCGTACATGGAAGAGCAGAAATGAGTGTTTGGCAGGCGTATTCGCCTACTGTAATTAGAAGATTGTGCGTGACCAAATTGCCAATGCTGGCAAAATGGTCGCAGGGCGGTACTCATTGGCGGTGGAGGGCAGAGTGCTAAAATAATAGTTGGATATTATCTGCTTTTGTCATATAATGGCGGTGAAAGGAGAGTGATTTCATGAAATTATTTATTTATGTTTTGACATTATCATTACAATTAAGTGGCTCAATTTTATTATTGTTTAGTAGTTTTGGAAATATTCGTGTAAAGGTTATAAACGACTGCGTCGGTGGTAGTTTCATGTTATTGAGCAAGAATAAAATAGTCAATTTAGGGGAAAAAGAAGTAAAAAGTTCATTATGTAGTGTGTACATGAATAGAGCGTCTTTCTTGGCACTTATAATTGGATATTTACTTTCGATATTTAATTCATATCAAGTAGAAAAAGCGACGGCAGTTTTGTGTATAACGATTATTGCCGTTGTTTTGATAAGCGTATTATTGTTTTTTATTGCTGAGACAGTAGCAAAAATCAATGCTAAAAAATATTGCCAAGTACCAATTGACAAACTGCCTAATGGAACTACAATTTTGGAAGAATATTAAGAGGGTGTTTATGCATTCTTTAAAGAAAAATCAGCAAAAACTCTGGTACAGCACCTATGCAGACCAGATAACTATATATGAGCGAGATAAAAACGGCGAAATTGTCTATGATGAAATCGACGGCGAGTACATTCCACGGATTATTGCAGAGCGGGCAGGGTATAGCAACCCTGTCTCTTTTTATGCCAATATTTCGGCGGCAAAGGGTACATCTGATTCTGAAGTATTCGGTGTGTCTCTTGACTACACCAAGACTATTTCCACAACGGATATGACTTTGCCGATTGATGAAAAATCACTGGTATGGTTTGAAACAGAACCTAAGAATAATGCGGACGGCACGATTGACAGCGGTTCGGCAGATTACAGCGTGGTTGCGGTAGCAAGGTCGCTGAACAATGTTGTTTATGCGATTAAGAAGCTGGCGAAAGAGGGATAAGATATGGCAAAGACAATTTCGTTCAATTTATCAATTCAATCGGTGCAGAACGCCATTAAAGAGATTAGAGCCTATCAGAATGACCTCAACCGTAAGTGTGAGGAATTATGCTTTCGATTATGTGCTGAGGGAATGCCTATAGCAAGAGCACATATAGGTGACAGTGGTTTTGGTAGATATATTCGTATGTATGCTGAAATCACTCCCGAACAGGCAGGGTGCAAGGCAGTATTCTACATGGAGGACAGCGCCAAGATTAAGAGTGAATGGCAGACCAAGGACGGTGTGAGAAGTGCCGAGATTAGTCCCGCATTGATGTTGGAGTTTGGCTCTGGTCTTAAGGCTGAAAATCCTGCCAATATTGAGGGTGTCGGTACCGGCACATTTCCGGGCGGTACCCATGGTACAGAACCGGGCTGGTGGTACATGGATTTGGACGGCGTATGGCACCATTCAAGCGGAGTTGCCCCGAAGATGCCTATGTACTATGCAGGCAAGGAATTGAGGGAAAAGGTGCTGGAGATTGCGAAGGAGATATTTCGGCGATGAATGAAATACTGTATATATCAGATACGCATAGGCAGTCAAGAAATTTCCTACGAGAATTGACTGATGATTTAAAGCAAAAAGAAATTATTTTCAAAATTGACTATGAACATTTTAGACTCGAAACAAATTGTTACAGTGTCGTCTGTAAACCTCTTAATGGTGGTTTGCTTGGTTGTGGGTATCCTTTTGTGAAATATATTGTAAATTGCACAACGCTGTCAAACGAAGATTTTCATAAACGAATTGGATTTATGCTAAAAGAAGATGTTGAGACTATTCAATCAAGAAAACAGATACTTTCTTTACTGACAGGATGGTGATTAAATGGCGGGCTTTGATTGGAACACATTTTACTCATTATTCAAATCAAAAATGAGTGCCTACTGCACTGTGGGGCGGTATACGATACCCAAGTCCCCTGCGTATCCCTATCTGGATATTGCGCTATCGGACAATTCCGGCGGCGCATACAATCTGCGTGGAGGAGAGGGCTGTCAGAACCCGATGCTAACCATTGAGGTGTACTGCAACAACTATGATGACAGCACCTGTTATGATGTCAGCATGAAAGCAAAAGAGTTGATGTTGTCATATGGATTTCAGTGCAAGACGGGACCGGTCAAGGTTACAAACTCTGACCCGGCTGTGGCAAGGTGGATTGCAAGGTATAAGAGACCGTTCGGCGCAGGAGAAAAACTAAGAAAAGTAAACTGAAACATGGTGTCATTCCACAGCGGAATGTGGATTGAAATAGATAGAAGAACTAAAATAAAGGGCAGAAATGCTCTTATTTTTATGCCGTAAAAGGCAGAAAGTGAGGAAAAAATGAGTGATGTTGCATTAACCACAATCGGCGTTATTTTTGGCTGGGGCGTGGAGACGAAGAAGGGCGAAAAACCCACGACTTTTAAGGAAATTGAGGAATGCGTCGGCATTGGCAGTGCTGCAGTATCTGTTGACAGCATTGATGTTACCTGCACAAAGGCGACAAGACGGAAGCGTAAGAAAGGACTTGAGGATGCTGGAGACAGTCTGACTACCACCTTCAACTACTCCGATGCCTTCTTGGAGCAGTGGGGCGAAATGTACAGTGCGTATGAGACGGCAAAGAAATCTGGTCTTGGTATCTGGTTTGAGGCGTATCATCCCGACAGAGAAAATGCCTGCTTCTACATTGTGGAGCCCGGCAGACCCGGTAAGCCTGAGATTAGCGTAGGCGGTACTTATCAGACAGAAGTAAGCAATGTGATTATTGACTTACCTGATGATTCCACTGCGATTAAACCTACCGAACCCACTGCATCGGGAAACTGATAGCCTCTGCCACTGAATCAGCGGGTGCGCAGAGTGATGATGACAATGCTGATGAAACAATTTAATTCCGGCAGGTTTGGGGCGGCTTACGGGCTGCCCCTTTCCTAAAGAGGCCGGAGGGAAAGGAAAAATAAATATGACAATTTTAACTATTGGAGGCAAAGACTACTCCATCAAATTCAATTACAACTGCTTTTGCGACACAGATTTGCTTGACCGGGTGAATGACCTCGGAAAGTTATTTCACAGCAATGGAACCGAGAGTGACAAGGATGTATCTGCAATGGGCAAAATCAAAGATCTGTTCGTGTGTGTCCGAGACTTGCTTTTTACCGGTATGCAGGAGGAGAATCCTGTTGAGAATGTACAGGAAGTTGGCAAACTGCTTGACCAGTACAGGGCAGAGGCACCTGAAGGAGAAAAGAGAGGAATATTGCAGCTGTTTGTCATGCTGTCAAATGAGCTGACAGAAGAGGGTTTTTTAGCAGACGTGATGGAAGCTCTGACGGAGGCTCCATCGGAGAATCAGGAGAAGGAACCCAAGGCACCTCAGGACCACAAGAAGAAACAGAAGTAAAACCGTATGCAAGGGCAATTATGGAGGATATCCTTCCGCATTACCTTGCAATCGGTGTTTCCAAAACTGAGTTTATGAAGTCCTGCCCGGTGGAATTAAAGCCGTATGATATTGCGCATCAGAAGCAGACAGAAGAACAGAGTTTTATGCTGTGGCAGAATGGCATATATGTTCGGGCTGCAATCATGTCGAGCATTGGAAACAGCCCATGGTTCAAGGGCAAAGGCACAAGGGTGTTTGAGTACCCCAGAGAGCCATACTCTTTCCATGGAGCTGTCCTTACAGAGGAAGAAAAGAAACGTGAAGTGGATAAATTCTTTGCGCAGGAAAGCGTCAGAAGGGCAAATTGGAGACTTACGCATAAAAAGGGAGAATAGGGCGGTGAAATATTTTACTGCCCTATTTAAGCCATATATTCCATTCTAAACGGCATTGTGGTATAATGAAACCGTAAAGGGGTGGAGCGTATGGGATATAAAGATAGTTGCTTGATGTGTGGCAAAGAAATAGACAGTGACTTGTTACAATGCCCATACTGTGGGCATAATCAATATGGAAAAAACAATGAATATTATCCGGATAAAAATGCTGTAAAAGCAGCAAAAGCTGTATTGCAAGGTAATCAATCCGGCAGATTATTTGGTAAGAAACAAAAGACAGAGAAACAGCCTATATTTTCTGAGGAAGAATGTTTCCTTTACGGAATACATCCGAATGATAAGCTATATCGGAAATTTATGGAGCTTGATATTTTAAGCAAAGATTATAGAAAATAATGTGAATACGAATACACAGACACTTGGAGAAATCTGAGTGTCTTTTATTTTGCCAGAGTGTCCAGAACGCCAGTGCAATCACAAGAATGGTGGTGAGAGCATGGGTGCTGAAATTGACAGATTAGAGGTGCAGGTTGAAGCCGAAGCCTCAAAGGCGAATAGTTCACTGGACAAACTGGTTGGCAAGCTGGACAGAATACAGTCTTCCCTTGCAGGCGTAAACAGCCGTGGTTTTGCAACCATGGGTGCAGGTATCAATAAAGTTGCCAACGCCATGAATAATCTCAACTCTAATACTCAGACGAGAGATTTTACGACATTTGCAAAAAATCTGGAAAAACTGAACAGTGTCAATACCGGTAACTTTGCAAATCTTTCCGGCTCAATTAAAACCTTATCTTCCGGAATTAGAGAGATAAGTGCTATTTCATTTAATGCGGACGGACTCAATTCCATTGCTGACTCACTGAATAAGCTGGGCGGTATCAAAGCCACGGCAGGCACACAGAACCTGCTCACCATCAAGGATGATTTGGCAAAGTTTGTGAGCGGTATGAACAGTATCGGTTCACTGACCTTTGATGTGAACAGCCTTTCCACTTTGCTGGACAGCGTTTCAAGGCTTGGCGGAAAAGCGTCCACACAGGCAGCAACCAATTTAGCACCTATATCTGCACAGCTTCAGAACTTGGTGCGGCAGTTAAATAACATAGGCTCACTGAATTTTGACACCACAAACCTTTCTAACCTAATTACAGCTATTGGAAAACTTGGTGGCGCAAGCGTACAGAGGGCGATTACCAATCTGCCGCAGCTTGCTACTGCTATGAATGAGCTTATGACAACATTATCAAAGGCACCGTCGGTCAGCGTCAATACCATTAAAATGGTACAGGCTTTAGCATTATTTGCATCTCAAGGCAGTAAGGTAGGCACTGTTAACAACAAATTGGTAAACAGTTTGGGAAAAGTTGGCTCAGGAATGTCATCTACGCGGAGGCATACATTCAGCCTGTCAGCAGCTTTTGATAAATTATATGCCAGTTGTTTTTTAGTCCTTCGTGGAATAAAGAAGTTGTGGACGGGTATAGAGTCCTCAATGGATTATGTGGAGACTTACAACTATTGGAATGTCACCATGGATAAAATCGGCAAGGAATTTAGCAATAAATTATCTGGCATAGGTAGTGAGAATGCTGAAAGCTATGTTGAATCATTCCGCGACAGTTTAAAGAACCTTACAGCAAAAATGACAGGGTATGAAATCGGTGATTCAGGAGAACTTCTCCTGACCGGCGACAAGAATCTTGGTCTTGACCCTGAGCAACTGATGAATTTTCAGGCGAAAATACTGGCGGTGACAAATTCGGTAGGGCTTATTGGACAGACAAGTACAGACACGGCAAAGGCATTGTCTATGCTTTCTGCTGACTTGTCTTCCTTTACGAATGAAGATTTGTCAACAGTAATGACCAACTTGCAGTCCGGTCTTATCGGGCAGTCCAGAGCACTGTATAAGTATGGTATTGATATTACAAATGCGACACTGCAGAATTACGCATATGAGCAGGGGATTACCAAATCACTCTCTGCTATGACACAGTCAGAAAAGATGCAGCTGAGGTT